CCAGCATGTACGGACCACGGTAAACCTTTTCAAGGTCTGACATTTGCTGGTTAAACTTCTTCCATACCTTGGTTCTTTTGGCTTTTGAATGCCCAGGAATGATTAGTTGTTCACGCTGAATTAACTCTGTTAAATGCACCCAGCGTTCGTTTTGGTTCTTAGCATCAGATGTAACGGCGCTTACCTCAATATTAGGTAAAAGGACTTGTAAGCGTTCCGCAACTGCCCCACCAACACCTTGTGAGTCCACCCCAATACGATATACATCGTAGTTTCTGAGGAAGTCAATAATCTCAAAGTACTGCTGTTCCCATTCGGTGTTGTTAATTTCAAGCCAGTTAAGAACTCTGTGTTCGTAGAACCCAAAACCATCGGGGTGATCCCAATCAACCCAACACACGGTTACTACCGTAGAGTCATTAGATCTAGCTACGTCAATACCTACAACAACTGGGGTTCTCCACCACTGTTTAACTAGGGCCATTGACGGGTCATACAAACGGTTTAAGCGTTCGTCACTTACAAACATTCCCTTTTCAAGAATCCATTTGTTGCAATAGGACATTTGAAACTCATCTGAATCTTCGCCAATTCGTACTTTTTCTTTAGAAATAAACTTTGCGTAGTTGTCATTGTATTTTGAAGCCACACGCCAGTCGTATTCAAAATGAGACTGCCTGTGGTTGCGTTTTGAGTTGACATCACGCCTACGGTTGTACTGGATCATCTTATAAAAATAAGACTTATTACGAGTAGCCGTTCCAGTCAGAACAACCGATCCGTTATTGAACGCCAACATAGGTTTGATTGACTTTGTAATCATAAACTCATCAGCTTCTTGAGCTTCATCAATCAACACAAAATGGTAAGTTTTAGATTCAATCTTTGCTTTAGGGTTACAAGTTTGCATACGGCAAAGTGAACCAGAATGCTTAAGGCTAATAATACGGCCCTTACCTCGTGAACCACCTGATGTTGCTTTGTCATCAATTTCAGGGTCAAGCAAGAAATCTAAAGCGTGCTCACTTGTAAGTTTGCTTACAATACGACTAAACACGGTATCTGCCTGATCTTCAACTGGAGCAAAAACTCCACACCAAAACCCTTTTTCAAACTTGTCTAACCAGGTTGGATACACCTTTGAAAGCTTAGGCAGGATAACCATCATTGCTGCCATCACATTAGAAAGCACTTCTGATTTACCAGACTGACGAGTAGCAACCAGGGTAACTTCTTCACCGTCACCTAAAACAATAGATTCAATAATGCGGTATGCAATAGGGACTTGGTATGGGAAAAGTTTAATATTACAAAATTGTTCTGTAAAAAGAACAAGCTTTAATACAAGTTCATCAACAAACTCTGCTGAAGTTTCGTCTAATTCAGTTCCAGCAATCTCTTCAAAAACCTCATCTTCTACGTTTTCGTAGTCAATGTCTTCCATTAAGCTTCCTTACGATCTCTTAATTCTTTCCAAATTTCTGTAAGAACATTTAAATGAGAAGATACTTCGTCTGGGCCTTCCTTATAGCGCCATTCATCAAATGACTTACCAAGACCCATAACTGAAATAGAAAACCAATCAAGTAGCTCTGGAGTACCCATTTTAGAGATACGGGGGATTGAGGAACCTTTTGATTGTTCTTCAATCTTTTGTTTCATAAACAACTTCATTGCCAATCTCCAATTTCTAATACTGATGTTTCCATGACTCGTCCCTGCATAGCGTACAGCAAACCGTCAAGCTCACCTAAGTCATCGGTTGTTTTTGCTTTTTTACTTAACCCAATTTGGAATGAATACTTATTCATTTTTAATTGAATACCACGACCTACTCGCCATGGAGAACCCGTTTGACGCATAAATGCCATAGCCAGTTTTGGAGTTTTACTTGTTGCGTTGTCTTTAAGAACCCAATAAATAGGACCAATTGTATGCAAATTATTCATTTTTATCTTTCGTTATCTGGTCTAATTACCATCCATCTTGCTAACTGGTCTTCGTTAAAAATCCAGTTATCGTATGGGCTTCCACCGTCCATTGTATTTTTATGCAAATCTTTGTAACGAGTACCCATAGATTCATTATATGGTTCAGCACTTCCTAGTGATTTTACAAATTTACCAAGTGAGGTTGAGCTTTTAAGTGCTGACCATTGGAGATAGTTTTTGTTTTTATAAACAAACAAAGTGCTTTTACCTTTGCTGGGTCTTGCAAAAGCTACAAGTATGTCCCCATTTGATGTTGGTGTAGCTTGTGTAGTGCCTAACACTGAAAAATTAAAAGGCGTTTCTTTAGATGTAGCAATGTATTGCATGGCGTGCACCCTAGTTGATTTGTCTGGACCTTCGTTGTAAAAGGTGGGTACTAAATCTGGTCTTGGGTATGATTTACCAAGTCCAATTCCGGATGCTTGACTAATGAAGTCAATATATTCAGGAGTAGGAAGAGAATCATCTTCTTCTTCTTCTGGGACTACTTCTTTGTCCTCTGCGGCTTTCCGCTCTTCTTCTTCTAGATCTTCAATTGCCTCGCGGCTTCTAGGGGTATCGTAGATATCAAATTCACGATCTCGTCTAGCTTTTTCTGTTTCGTCGTAACGATAGGCACCTTCAAGAAGTTCATCAAGCCATTTATTTGGCCTAGGGGGGCTATCAGGATTTAATAATTCTTCTAAGCTTTTGCCTAAACCCCTCTTTTTCTTACTAGCCATAATTACTCCTAATTGTATGTAGACCCTGTAGATTGATACCCGTCTAATCTAAAAAAGAATGCTAGTAGGTTGTTACTTGGGTTTGCGAATACTCCGTAGTTAGAAATTGGTTGTGAAAATCTAGTAGTTTGAAATTCAGTAACTTTTAGAGAACGATTACTAATCGATCCTCCACCATAGTTAATAGAAACAACAAATGGTGAGTCAAATCCAGCAACTTCATATTCGTTTGTTACGTTAAACCCTTGAGCTGCAGTTTTAGTACTAGGTAGTGACCACCAATCCAAAACTGTTCCTACACCATTTTGACCATCAGTTAATATAAAATGTAACCCTTGGGTGTTACCAAAACTACCTGAGGTATTTGGTATTGTTGCGGCAATAGTAGCTCGTTTTATATAAATTTTTGCAGTGTTTACATAGATAAAGCCAGTATTCCAAGAGTTAGCAGGAACTTCTGGGAAGTTAAGTGTTATTGCACCTGTTCCATCAGCAACCCTTTGTCTACCAATGTGTACTTCAGCAAGACCAGTGTCAAGAGACCATGGAACATTTGTCCTTCCTGTTGTCAAAGCACCACGATATGAGGCCCCATTATTTTGATCAATAGCGTTATTGGCGTAAACATAGAATCTGTAGTTCTTGTTTTCGGAAGTTGCAATATCAATAGATGTACTTGTTGTTGATTGCACAGTTAAGTTAGCAATGACGTTTTCACTACCATCAACTTCATAAGGATAAATATAATAAGTAACAGTACCTGTTCTATTACTATCAGTATTAGTTGTTACAGAGTTCCATTGAAGCTTTGCAGTAGTTCTGTCATCCGCTGACATTCTTGCCCAATTAATAGTTGGAACACTAGGAACACTTGGGTTTGTTAATACAGAACCAGAAGTGCGAGCACTACTAACGCCAGTACCAGGAGAGCTGGCTATTGCTTTAATAGCAACAGTGTGAGATGTGTAAACTCCCAAACCGCCAATATTAAAACTTTGACCAGGAGAAACACCCGTATCGGTATAAGTGCCTCCGTCAAGACTGTACTGGTATTTGGCAATTGGGTAAGTACCAACTGTTGATGCCCCAAATGAGACGGTAAGAATAGTTGTTCCAGCTGCTGTGACGCTAACTGAAGCTGGTGTACCTGGGACTACTTCAGCAGAAGTTGCTTGCGATATTTCTGCTTCAACACTGTATTGATTTGCAAGGTCCTTTGCTCTGACCTTAATGTTGTGTGTAGTTGAAGTGCTCAAACCAGTCAAAGAAATGGTACGTGCTGAAGCACCCAACACAGTCCAGGTGCCAGAGTATGAAGCTGCTGAAGTCTTTGCTTGGTACTCAATAGCCGTAATAGGGAATGCACCTTCTGCAATAGTTAAGTTAACAGTTACAGTTGTTGCAGTTGCCGATGAGGTTAGAACAGGGGTGCCAGGTGGATCTGAGCTAATAATCCCTAAAGCCCTAGAGGATGCTCCGGTAAATGTATTGAATGTGGGCATTAGGCAAACTTAGTCCTTGATGCAAAAACAGTATAGCTAGGCGGTGATGTAGCTGCAGTTTTAACAATAGAGTAAGTGTAAACGTCAATACTAGAAGCATTACCTGAGGTTGGCGCTAAAGCATTTTGCCACTTTAATGTGATGTTATTGGCACCTGTTGAAGCTGCGTTACCATCAATTTGAAGAGTTGATGGATAAGCGCTTGTAGCAGAACTTCCAATTGTTACAGCCACTGATACCGTGATACTTTGTCCAACTGCAAGCAGTGAACTAAGGGTTACTGATGCCGAACCTGCAATATTAGGAATCCATCCAGTTGAAGTAGCCGTTGTATAAAACCATGCACTTGAAGTGTTCACATAGATTGGTTGAGTACTAGCAGGGGAACTTGCTTGTACTGACCATTTTTCTAATGGAGAAACCAAAGAGTTTTGAACTAGGTCTGTAGACCAAACTAACTGACTACTACCAGCAGTTAAGACAGCATTTGACGAAGCACTTTTAGTTAGTTTGCCGTAGGTGTCAGAACCAGTACCTACAATTAAGTCACCAGCAGCATCAAATGTACCAGCAGTGACAACGTAAGCGTCGTTTACTTTTAAGTAAACCTCACCAGTTGAGCCCATATTTCCAGCTGAGGCGGTTCCATAAAGACTAGTGCTAGCACCGTAAGTCAAACCGGTACTTGCATAAATACCAGTGATGTCACCCATGTTTGCTGCGCCTGGAAGGGCGCTCCATGTATCTGAACCAGTACCGACTTTAAAGAGCTTAGCTTGGGTGTCAAACCCAATTTCACCAGCAGCAAGTGTTGGGTTTGCGGTACTCCAATCGGAGGTATTACCGCGTCTAATTTGAATTCTTACAGCCATTAAGGGCTCCTTATCAGCCGAACATCTTCTTCCATGTTACAGGACCGACGGAGCCGTCCGCAGTTAGACCATTAGCAGTTTGCCATGCTTTGAGTGAAGCAACAGACTTAGGGCCAAAATCGCCATCGGCTTTTGCACCAATGATTGCCTGAACCAAAGAAGCGGCAGCACCTTTTGAACCAAGTCCTACTGGAGTACCTGGATAATCAAACTTCATGCCACCGCCAGCAGGTGCTGCTGCAGGTGCCGCTGGAGCGGCTTGTACTGAACCATCAGGGGATGCGTCACCAAGGCAATACTGCCAGTGCCAAGCCTCAAACTCTTTAGAGGCAGGGTTATTACCCTGAAGGTAGAAACCATACTTGGGAGCATTAGCGCACATCCACTGGAACGCAGGAACGTTCACACCAAATGATGCAGTCTTGCCACCTTGGTCATACCCAAGGTCAATAGCAAGGCCCCAACCGTGGTTAGAACCCTTAAGGCCAGTAGGGTCTGGTGCAGCCGAGGGGGCTTTGCCCTTCTTCAACCACCAGGTCTTACCCTCATATTGACGGGTTACACCAGTGCCAGTATCAGTTGTTACATAGCGATCCATGAACATTGTCAACTGACCCTGGAATGAGCGGTAGTCGCCAACGTTCTTTAGCTTGATGCCAGCAGCAATAGCGGCGTCGTACAGCTTGTTAAACTCTGCCGCAACTGGTGCGTACATCTTGCCACCAGTTTTAATTGGGGCAAGAACACTTTCAGCCAACTGACCATTCTTATACTGCTTAAGGGCGGTAGGAACAACAAGTTTAATAAAGGGTAAGTTCACTTTTCACCCTTACCAAAAGCTTCGTCTTTAGGATTGAAGAAACGAATGGCAACTGGCAAAGCCGCAGCCCAGAGGGCGTTAAGAGTAAGCTTTACGTCCTGTGTGGCAGTGTAGGTAGCCACTGCGGCTCCAAGAACGCTACGGGCGTAAGAGGCAATCAAAGCCTTATTTTGTTTTGTAAGATACATGCGCGTAATCACTCTTTCTCCTGAAAACCAGGTGCATTAGGGGCTTTCTGTATAGCATCAATTGTAGCCTCTAGGACAGCGATACGCTGAGCCTGCTGTGAAATCTGGTTTACCAGTGATTCCACAATTTTGTTTACGTCTAACTGAATGTCGGCCATTTTGTCTCCTAAGTTTTTAATTTTCTTTATTAGTGACGCCACTCTAGCATCAAGTTATTATTTTTAAATTAAGAATTTTCCAATAGTGATAGTCTTCGTGAAACTTCTTCCCCCTGAAGAACTAAAAGTTTAACTGCATCAAGCAATTGTGCCGTAATGACACCCATGTCAGTACCATTTGGTTTTCCTTCTGAGTTAAACGTAGACGCCTTTGGAAAAACCTGTGCAACCGTTTCGGCAATAAATCCTTCCCTATCAAAGTGGTTTGATTGGATGGGTTCCGAACGGTGTTCTTGAGATAAATCAGAAGTTGGCACGTAAGTCCACTCATCATCAACTTTAATTGGCTCACCATATTTGTCATTAAATTTAACCACTGGAATTGAGAGTGCAGCCAGAACGTCATTTAAAATTTCAGTGTCATTTTTTATTCTAACATCGTCCTTCCATTCAATTGAACAACGAGTTATAAACGACGAGGCCCCTAAAAAGGCATAACCAGTTCCAGGGTTATTGCCACAGTCAAGCCCTTCTCCAGCACCTGACCAGCATCGTAAGACCGGCGCAATACCATGGAGAATTGGCCAAAAAGATAATCCCGAAATTGTTCCGGTTGATATAATTTGCAATCCTTGAGCGCCGTGTTGCGACGTAGTACTACTAGCATTTACTTGAACATATGTTGCAGAAACGGTTCCACCGCTCTGGTTGGTTGCAGTAGTAGCAGTGGTGGCACTAGTTGCACTAGTTGCACTAGTGGCATTTCCTGATAATGCTCCACTAAATGTTGTTGCTGTAACAGTTCCTGAAACATTCAACGAACTCAAAGTTCCTGTACTAGTAATGCTTGACAAGTTGCCTGTCGTAATCAGAGTGCCTGTTACATTGGGCAATGTGTAAGTTCGACTGGCACTCAATGTGGCAGGCGTAAATATGGCACGATAAGACCCAGTACCACCAATGCGAGGCGCAAGAATAATTCCATCTTCTTGTGATGAGTTAAAGAATGTTCCTTGGCCGCCAACAACAAAGTTACCACCCGTAATTTCTACGTTTCCGCTAATGGTTCCTAGAGAAGTAATACTTGAAAGGTTTCCTGTTGTAATTACCGTGCCACTAACATTAGGTAAAGTAATTGTTCTATCGGCTGTTGGGTCAGTAACGCTTAGGGTTGTTTCAAAAGAGTTGGCAGTTGCGCCTTCAAAAACAACTGAACCTGTTAGGGCAATATCTCCTGCAGTATCAGTTACATAAAGCAAAGATGCCCATGCTGAAGAACCATTACCAATTTTTAGTTTGTTTGTATCAGTCTCAAAACCTTGTTCACCAGCGGCAAGAGTTGGGTTGGTTGAAGCCCAGTTAGCGGCGGTATCACGCCGTAATTGAATAAGTGCGTTACGAGCCATTATTCGGCCTGCCATTCTTCGGGGGTGTTACCTAGTGCGAGCCATGCTAGGTACTGCTGATAGTCAGAGTTAGCAAGATCAAACGGCACTCTAGCATTATCTTCAATTCGTAAAACTGCTTCATGGTAAAGCAAGTCTCCTCGTGGGGTAATTTCGGCAATAAGTTTATATGTCATCATAATTCTGCCGATGCTACGAATGTGAATGTGAAAGCACCATAACCAAACCCTGTATTAAATGGGTAAACCTTGATTGTAAAATAATTGTTTGTTGCATATGAGGCAGAGTTTACTGCGTTATCAACATTGGTAAATGATGATGTGACTGTTGGTGTCGTTCTCATTGTTACAGGGTAAGCAAATGTGAGCAGTTCTCCAAACTGGTTTGTATTCATTGACATAAAAATGCTGCTAAAACCAGGGTTGCCAACATAGTAGTACCGTTGGCATAACGCTAGTTCCGTACCAATAGGTCGCTGCTCAAAAGGTGTAGCAACACTGCCACGCTCAACCTGAACACCCCAAAAATCAAAAGTATTACTCTGAATACCAAGTGAACCAGTACGAGAGTTAAAATCAGTACCAGCGGATGTCCATAATTGTATCTGTAAAGATGAAGTGTTAGCAGTAGAGCCAATAGTTTTACCGTTGATATTTGGGATAGTGGTAGTTATGGAATATCTAGTCCAACTTGTGTTAATAGTTGCTTGTCCTGCATAAGTAGAAACAAATGATGAAGGTGAACCACCAGTACCAAAGTTTTGAAGTATTTCTAATGCAATTTTTGGTGTACCACTTGATGCTCTTGCATAAAAAGAAACAGTAATTGTACTGTTCGCAAATGTTCTAACATCCTCAATCCACTGAGCAATATATGCAATAGCAGAAGTACCCGATTGACCAGACACAACTTGTCTTGCATAATTTGGCGACTCATACCCTGTTGCAGCAGGCGAGCCAACAGTAAAAGTTTGTGGTGTAACTGTGACAGTTCCCGTGTTATTGCCAAATGCCCATCTATCAAAAAAGTATGCGCCAGCAGTTAAACTCGTAAAACCTCGCTGGTTGATGCGAAAGTCGCCGTTAATAATTGCATTACGAAAACCCTGATACGGACTTAGATAATCCGTACCCTGCAAAAACTGTGTACCCTCAATTGTGCCATTAACATCCAACGCATACGCAGGAGACTGGTTGTTGATACCAACCCTAGCGTTAGTTGCGTCTACCTTAAAGACAGACGGCGAAATGTTGGCAGCATAAGAAATCCATGTTGTGCCATCCCACTGCCATGACTTACTGCCTGAGGTAAAGACCTGACCGTTAGTTGGTGATGTTGGGAAAGTAATAGCCATTATTCATCCACCTTGGGCAGTGCAAAGCCACCTTCGCTTAAAGGGGTTTGAGACAATTCTTGTAGTTTTAATAAGTTAGCGTACTCTTCATCCGTCATGGGGCGCACAAGGTCATCAATTTGAATGTTTGGTCGTTCAGTTTTCATTACTAGTTCCTATATCCATAGACGCGAATTGTTCCGCCTGTAAAAGTCCCAGCAGTACTAGCCAAAGTAAACGCAGTAAACGATGTATTTGCTGAATGTACACCCGAAGCATGTCCAAAAGCAGCATCGGGATGTGCAAGGTATGCTGATGTTTCCATACGAGTGTGACGAGTTAAAAATGGGTTAAATAACTTAAAATGAGCATATGCATCGTTGCTTGAACCGCCACCAACCCAAGTAAAGACAGACTGCACAGTACTTGCCGCTAAAGGCGTTGAATTATTGGAAACATAGACAAGAGTAGTTCTATAGTTTGCATTTGCTGAACCAAGTTGACAAGTAAATTGAGCATCAATTGTTGCTAACAATGTACCTGTATAAATAATCTCATAATTATCATATGCCGAACTAAATGCATCAGAAACAACAACAGAACTAGCCGTACCTGTAACTGTTTGACTTTTTACCAAGACCATCCCAGGCGCAAGACTAGATGACATATTGGTAACAAGGTTGCCGTAAGTAATCTTGTTAGAAGCCGTAGCACTAGCAGGATTATCAACCACAGGAAACACATCATCCGAAGTCAACGAAGTAACCGCACTCAAAGCAGTCACCTGACCAGGTTGTAATGCCCCAGCAATATCTACGGCATTACCTACTTCAACCCATGCTGTTCCAACATAGGCAAATAGGCGACCAGTGTCTGTTTCATACCAGAGGTCATTTGCGTTAGGTGATGCCGGAGGTGAATCAGATGCTCGTAGAACTGGGCTAGTACCATAAGCAGACCAATAGGTACTATTCCACTGCCAGGTCTTACCACCAGCGGTGTAGAGGTCACCTGCGGTAGGGCTATTTGGGAAGTCAATTGCCATTATGCGCTACCTCCATCCAAAGTTGCATAGTTTGGCGCACTTGCGTCAATCCAATATGAGTCATAATACACAAGAAGATTGCCAGTGTTAGACTTAAACCACAAGTTACCTGCAACTGGTGAGGCTGGGGCGGTGTCACTAACAGTTACGGTAGAACCACCACCCGCCGCTGTAGCAGGTGCAAATTTAGTTCCGTTATATGATAATACCTGGGCACTTGTAGCCCCAGCAGGATCAATTTCAATCCCCTTAACAAAGAGGGACTTTAGGAAGTTAGCCATTGTTGTCCTTTATGGGATTACCCAATAACTACAACTCGGTACTGTGCGGATGTTGGGGCGACTGCAAATTCC